GCCTTCTTGAAGTCAGATTCAGTGAAGAAGCTAGTAGTAGACCTATTAGAAGCTTATGTCGCTAGAACTGATAATAAGTTAGACGATCAAGCACTCAAAATTGTAAAAGAAAAACTATTCTCCTAAACTCATGTCATCACAAACTGGAACAGTAGATCAAAAAGCTTTCCTTAAAGCATTTGTAGATCTTGAAGATAAGTATACTAGACCTTTACCAGGAGCACAACCAGGTCAGAATGCAGACAAACTAGCAAGAGGATCTAGAAAAACTAAAAAAACTAAAAATACTTTAACATGAAAGACGGAACAGGAAGAGAATTTGACGACGAGCTTACCACATTCTTACAGTGGTATTTAGATGCAGGTGAGCGTATAAATACTCCATTAGAGAACTCAATCTATTTTGTAGATGGGTTGGTTTCTCTATGTATTTATAGGCATGAACCTTGGCAAGTAGAACTCGTTACTGTAACACCTAATACTTATATCCCACCCCATACACATCCTAATGTTGATTCCTATGAAGTAGCTTTAAAAGGTATAGAATTTTATTCAGAAGGTAAAACTACATTACCTATGTGGTTTGCCAATCAGAAAGATCCTAATAGTAACCTATCTATTGCCCATTATAATGTCGTTCGAGTTCGTCCTGAATTTGAACACTCAGCTAAGGCTGGGACAAATGGAGGATGCTTCCTGTCTGTACAACATTGGTTGAATGGTGTAAAACCTACTGCAGTCGGAATGGACTGGAAAGGTGGATCATGTATGGGAGATACCCACGATTCACAGATAACAACAACTGAAGAAGCTGATGAAAGCAACCGAGAAGCAGTTTAATGAGTTACATGGTCTTGTCACTAAAGAATTCCTCACGAGGATAAAGAGTGGCACGGCTACAACTCAGGACTTAAAAGCAGCCTGTGATTGGCTTAAAACTAATGATGTAAGTGGTGTCGCTTATGATGGTAATCCTTTAGATAAGTTGAATCGGATAATGCCTAAAGTAAATCCTGAACTTATTAACCGGAGGTTACATGGCAGAGTCAACGTCTAGTTATTATAAAAAGAATCCTAAAGCTAAGGCTAAACGTAATTCTCAGCAGAAACGTTACAATAAAAGTGGTAAAGGTAATGAGATAGCTAAAAAAGCTAACCGTGCTAACCGTGCTTTAGGTACATATGGGAATGGAGACGGCAAGGATGCCGCTCATACAAGTAAGAATAGAGCTAAATTAGAATCACCTAGTACTAATAGAGCTAATCCTAGAAAAGGTAAGAAGTATTCCTCTGGTAAAGGGAGGAAGGTCTGATGTTTAGTGGTAGTGTAAATCGTTCTATAAATGCTGTGGAAGTGTTTAAAAAGAAAAAAGAGGAATATGACCGACCTGAGAAAGGGAAATTAAACTCTTATCCAGAAGGTGATGCTAGAAGGAACATACATGAATATACTAGTACTGCAGTTGGTGTTGTAGGAGATATTTTAAAACAAACTCCTGAGCCAATTAAAAGGTTTGGAAGTGAAGTAGTTAGAGCAGGCAGTGAGATAGCTGAAGGCGTAAGCGAAATGAACATTGAAGCTCGTAAAACAGCTCCAATTGGTGTAACCCCCTTGGACCTTCTACTGGGTGTTGCTTGGGGTATAGATAAAACTACTAAAGGTGTATCACAAGTTACTGGTATAGATAGACCAATATTAGATGTAGGAGAGATGTTCATACCATATGGTAAAATATTATCGACTCTTAAGAATGCTGGTAAAGTAAAGACAGTTGCTAAAGTAGTTGATACAGCAACAGATTTAAAAGGTGCTCAGTTTGCTTATAAAGCAGAGAGTTTAAGACCTGGTTTCAATAAATCTATGGAGGATTTTTTCTCTCAAGATTTAGGTGAAGTTATGTTTCTTAAAAATTCTCCAGCTGATTTAAAATTTAAAAAAATCTCAAGAGGACAAGTAAAAACTGATAAACAACTTTTCTTTACAGATATTTATGATCCTGAATTTGCTGCAGCAAGAAAACTAGATCCAAAAACTCCAATTCCTGATATGTTTAGGTATACTCACAGTACTAAGGAGTACCAACATCCTACTGGTATTATGACTGCACAGAAACGTAATCAAGTATTACCTAAACAATTACAAAAATTATTTGGAAGAAAGTATGCTACTTTCCCTGGATTCAATATGTCTCCGCATCATTTTACTTTAGATGATGATTTAGCATATTCTGTAGTTAGTAAAGTAAATAAAGCTAATCAAGCAAAAGTAGTAAAAGAATTAAATGATGTATATCAGATTTATCCTGGTAACCATCCTAAGAACTTTATGATGTCTTATCATGATAATACAGCATTAAGATATAAACAAGAGATTAAACAAGTCCAAAATGCCTGGGACGATTATTTGGCAAAAAATCCAAATTCTAATTTAAAGAAACCAGAACTTTCTGAAATAACTGCTCTTCAAAAGATGCCATCAGAAGGTAAAATGATAGGTGGAAAAGAATCGTTCGATCAACCACTAGGTAAGACATTAATAGAAGAAATTGATATGATGGCAGATGTACAGAAAAAAGGTTTAGATAAAAAAGATTGGTCTTCAATATTACCTCCTGGTGTAAAAAGAAGTGATCTTAAATTTGATCCTGTTGTATTAGGTATAGACCATCAAGCATTGATACATGGTATAGGTGATAGGTTACCAGATAGATTAAAGTTATTAGAATTATCTAAAACTAAAAAGTGGGCAGATATGACACCTGCAGCACAAGCAAGAGAAATTGCTAAAGTATCTAGACAACAACAGAATGTGGCTTTAAGGATTAGTGGAATGCGTTTGAAACTTATTAAAAAACGTATGACTGAATTAGGTAAACCTATTGATGATTGGACAGATATACAAGCTTGGATGGTTCAAAATCCTACTGAAGCTGCCTCTCTTAATTATCATAAGATACTTAGTGAAGGTGTAGATATACCAATGGATGTTATTACTAAAGATTTACCTCTTAAAGAAGCTCAGGAAATAGCAAACGTATTTAATATCGAAGTAGTAAATAAAGTTGGGCCAGCATTAGATGCAAATAGAGCTCAAGTCAAAGCAATTCAAAGTGACATTAAAGGAAAGTAACTATTATGGGAAACAACAGAACTGGCGAAGATTTTCTTGATGCCGAAAAGAAACCGGATTTTCTAGAAAGTCTAAGAAATAGAATTATTGGTAGTGAATTTAACGAAAAAGGAGGGGATTTCTTAGGTGTACAAAGAAACAAGCGATTGAAAAATATGCTTGATAATATCTAATGACTAACGTCCTAACCGCCCTACAAGATGACTTTAAACTGTTCCTACAAGCTTTGTGGGAACAACTAGACTTACCCTCCCCTACTCGTGCCCAATACTCAATCGCAGACTATCTTCAGAATGGACCTAAACGTCTTCAAATTCAAGCTTTCCGTGGAGTTGGAAAATCTTGGATCACTGGAGCATTTGTCCTCTGGACTCTCTTTAAAGATCCTGAAAAGAAAATAATGATTATATCCGCATCTAAAGAACGTGCGGATAACATGTCTATCTTCCTACAAAAACTTATCATTGAAACCCCATGGCTCGTTCATCTCAGACCGAAAGCAGAAGATTCTCGTTGGAGTCGCATCAGCTTCGACGTCAACTGTTCACCTCACCAAGCCCCAAGCGTAAAGTCGGTGGGCATAACTGGACAGCTGACAGGAAGTCGCGCAGATTTGATGATTTTGGACGACATAGAGGTTCCTGGAAACTCCATGACGGAGTTAATGCGTGAGAAGTTACTTCAACTCTGTACGGAAGCCGAGTCTATCCTTACCCCCAAAAGCGATAGCCGTATTATGTATCTCGGGACTCCTCAGACTACTTTTACTGTGTATCGTAAGCTGGCAGAGCGTTCGTATCGCCCCTTCGTTTGGCCCGCAAGATACCCCAAGAAACTCGCCAATTACGAAGGCCTTATAGCTCCTCAATTACAAGAAGATATAGATATAGGTGTTAATGCAGGTGACTGTACAGACCCTGATCGATTTGATGATGAAGAGTTAATAGAGCGTGAAGCGTCCATGGGACGATCTAACTTCATGCTCCAATTTATGTTAGATACCTCCCTATCCGATGCAGAAAAATTCCCCCTTAAAATGGCTGACTTGGTTGTTACCAGTGTCAACCCTACTGATGCTCCCGATGCCGTCGTTTGGTGCTCAGACCCAAGAAATGTTATCAAAGAACTCCCCACAGTTGGACTCCCAGGAGACTACTTTTACTCTCCAATGCAGTTACAGGGAGAGTGGGGACCATATACAGAAACTATATGCTCCATTGACCCCTCAGGACGAGGCACAGATGAAACAGCAGCAGCTTACATCTCCCAAAAGAATGGTTTTCTATACTTACATGAGATGCGAGCCTATAGAGATGGATATTCAGACCCTACCCTCCTCGACATTCTCAGAGGATGCAAGAAGTACGGAGTTACTAAACTCGTTATCGAAACTAACTTTGGAGATGGAATTGTTGGAGAACTCTTTAAGAAACATCTTCAACAAACTAAACAGGCAATAGATATTGAAGAAGTCCGTGCTAACGTTCGTAAAGAAGATCGAATCATCGATGCGCTTGAACCTGTTCTTAATCAACATCGCCTTATTTGTGACCGTAAGGTTATTGATTGGGATTACAACTCTAATAAAGAAGCAGCTCCTGAAGAACGTCTTCTCTATATGCTTTTTTATCAGATGTCGAGAATGTGTAGAGAAAAAGGAGCTGTTAAACACGATGACAGATTGGATTGTTTGGCCCAAGGCGTCAAGTATTTCACAGATGCTCTCTCTATCTCAGCCTATGAAATGGTCAAGCAACGTAATCGCGATGACTTCCAAGACATACTAGATAGTTGGTCAGATGATCCACAATCTGCTGCTAATCATTTGGTCCTTGGTATGAACTTAGACCAAAGACGTAAATCTAGAGGTATTACTGCTGGAAAGAAAGTCCCCACCTGGAGTTAGCAGAGTTCCACCGTATACAGGGGAAGGGAAGGGTGGACCCGACCCCCAAAGGGGAATTTGTCTTGTCTAACGACAAACAATTCCCCTCTTATAATATCCTATGATTGGATATTTCTCATATACTTTTAATTACCACTCACTATGATAAAAATATTAGATGACTTCTTATCTCAAGAAGACTTTAAAACTATTCAAAACTTCTTCTTTAGTGGTGAATTAGATTGGCGTTGGAATGATACTATAGCTGGTAATAATACTAGCCTTAATAACTTCCAATTTATTCATAACTTCTTTAATATTAGAAACCCTTACTTAGATAGAAAATTTTCACCTTATGGTAACTATCTTAAACCTATCTTCCTTAAATTAGCTCCTTTATATACTCTTAGAGTTAAAGCTAACTTAAGACCTAGAACTAGCTTCCCTCATAAAGCTGACTGGCATACTGATTTTAAATTACCTTCCCTAACCGCTGTCTACTATCTTAACTCTAATAATGGTTATACTGAATTTAAATCTGGTGAAATTATATACTCTCTTGAAAATCGTATAGTTATCTTTGATTCAAACTTAAAACATCGTGGAGTATCCTGTACTGACCAGAAAAGACGTATAGTACTCAATATTAACTATATACCAGGTACATTAACTGATCATTCTCCTTATATACCTGATTAATGCATATATTATTTATTTTCCATCATACACCCAACTCAATTATGAACATATTAATATACCTATTATACATACTGGTATGAATGTTAGACATCAGATTAAGTCTCACTTCTATTACCTCTTCTGGGGATTAGCCACTGTATCCGTAGTCTTAGGACAAGTGTATGTAGGTAATGGTTATAGACAGATGACAGACAGTATTGAAGAACTTACAACGCAAATTAAACAAGCTTTCGACTAAAGCACAGGAATGTACCTCTAGAAAGAAAGCTCAAAAGATATTAAAGAAGTATGAGAAAGCCTACGCTGCTGCACAAGAGCTCTCTAGGAGCAACGATTCACTCGTATGATTTGGAAGGAGGTAAAACTACCTTTGAACGATACTTAGGGTGTTATGAAGGGAAGTGTGAATTCTATAATTCTTATGATAGAGCTAGGACAGCTGTGTCTCAAGGTGAACTTAGGAATGACTTCCCCCTTTAAATTTTGACATAATTTTCTCAGGTCTATGCGTTTTCCACAGGGCTGTGGAATACCCCCATTAGGGTGTGGAAAACTCAGCAGATGGAAATGGTTATCGTTTTCATAAGGCCCGCTCGCTTCGCTCGCTCACTAAATGATACATAGCACGTGCAATCCTGCGGGCCGATGTTAACGAGCGAGCACGAAGTGCGAGCGGTAGCTGTCACATTATGTGCACATCTGTGCGCGATTGTTTACATATAGACACAATACAGTTACTAACACTATTACAGTATGTAACGATGCTAACAAATGTATTGACTTTTGCTGTGATATCGTGTATACTTAGTATATAAATAAATGAGGTTCTTAAATGTTATTAAATCGTCAACAACTAGCTCTTAGTTTATGTCAATTAGTTGAGACAGATTACGAGTTATTAAATGATATCATCATCAGCTATGTTAACAACATTAATGATAATGAGTTTGATAATCTCGAAGAGTATGTTAACAACAACATAAACGAGCTTATGTGACACAAACCATCAGGAATTATGAAAGAGTTGTTAACAACAACGTGAGTGCAATTCTCACCAATTCCATTGATACTTTATGTATCACAATGAACACCACTATCTAACACAAACTGTTTATGAACATTGTAACAACAATCAGATCATCATTCGGTAATCAACA